AGATAAAAAACAACAAGATAAAACTGGATCTATAGTTGTATGGGAAAGACCTGTACCTAATCCTCAATTTGGTGCATACTATGGTTCTATTGACCCTGTGTCAGAAGGTAAAACAACAACATCTGACTCTTTATGTAGTATCTATATTTATAAGAATGCAACAGAAGTTACAAGAACTAATGAAGCTGGTGATGTAGAACAATTCATAGAAAGAGATAAAATAGTAGCAGCTTGGTGTGGTAGATTTGATGATATAAATAAAACTCATGAAAGATTAGAACTATTAATAGAGTGGTATAATGCATGGACTATTGTTGAAAATAACATATCATTATTTATTCAGCATATGATTGCTAGAAAAAAGCAAAAGTATTTAGTGCCTAAACAACAAATATTATTTCTAAAAGATTTAGGTTCAAACAGAACAGTGTATCAAGAATATGGTTGGAAAAATACGGGAACATTATTTAAAAGTCATTTAATATCATATGCAATAGAATTTTTAAGAGAAGTAATTGATGAAGAGACTGATGTGACTGGTGCTGTAACAACACAGGTTTTAGGTGTAGAAAGGATTCCTGATCAAATGTTATTAAAAGAAATGTTAGCTTATCATCCTGGATTAAACGTAGATAGATTGGTGACTTTTGGTGCATTAATTGCATTTGTCAAAATACAACAATCAAATAGAGGATATTCCAAAAGACGTGAATCAGAGGATAATTCCTTGGTAAACTCAGAAAAAATAAGTAAATTAAAGTATAGTCCGTTCAAAAATCTTGGCCGTAGAAAAGGGTCAATTAGAAGATCTGGCTTTAAAAATTATAAATAGATGAGAGTATTAAATGCAATGCAACTTAAGAATGGTGCAAAAGCAGAAAGTGGAGATACATTTTCCAGCTTAACACAGCCTATTCAATTTTTACCATATTCCAAAAAAACAGATGACTGGGCAGCCTGGAACTTAGATTGGTTAGAGTTGCAAGGTATTGAATTTTTACGTGTTAATTCTAGAAGACTATTAAAGAATTATAAACTTGCTAAAGGTATTATAGATAAGTCTGATTATATTGTAGAGCCAGATAATGACTACAAAGATTTAATGGATGTATTAACTAAAGAAAATGATTCTGCATTAGAGTTAAAGTTTTATCCTATTGTACCTAATGTTATTAACGTACTTACAGGAGAGTTTGCAAAAAGATATTCTAAAGTACAATTTAGAGCTGTTGATGATGCATCTTATAATGAGATGTTAGAACAAAAAAGAATGCAAATTGAAGAATCACTTTTAGCAGAAGCAGAATCTCAGTTAGTTTTAAAGATGATTGAAATGGGTATGGATCCATCATCAGAAGAAGCACAACAACAATTATCTCCTCAAAATATAAAATCATTACCAGAAATAGAAGACTTCTTTAGTAAGTCATATAGGAGTATGGTAGAGGAGTGGGCATCACACCAACTTGCAGTAGATGAAGAAAGATTCAGAATGCAAGAACTAGAAGAAAGAGGATTTAGAGATATGCTTATAGCAGATAGAGAATTCTGGCATTTCCGTATGTTAGAAGATGACTATGATGTAGAGCTATGGAATCCTGTATTAACCTTCTATCAAAAGTCACCAGATCAAAGATACATAGCAGATTCAAACTATGTAGGTAAGGTAGATTTAATGACGGTTTCAGATGCAGTAGATAGATATGGATATTTAATGGATGAAAAACAACTTAAGTCATTACAAAAAATATATCCTGCAAGATCAGCACAATATCAGGTAAATGGATACCAAAATGATGGAGCATATTATGATCCTACTAGATCTCATGAATGGAATACAAACATGCCTGGTTTAGCTTATAGACAATTTACTAGTAACTATTGGAATGATCCTGCTAGAGGTGGTGATATACTAAGTCAAATCCTTGATGAAAATGAAGATGTTTCTATGTGGGGAGAAGGTAACCTACTAAGAGTAGCTACTATATATTGGAAGACACAAAGAAGAGTTGGACATCTTACTAAGATTGAAGATGATGGTGAAGTAACGCAAGAAATAGTTGATGAAACCTTTAAGATTACTAAAAAGGCAATGTATGATACTTCTATTTTTAAACAAAAAACAAAAGAAAATTTATTAGCAGGAGAACATATTGATTGGATATGGATTAATGAAGTATGGGGTGGTGTTAAGATAGGTCCAAATTTACCTGCTATGTGGAGATCTACTATGGGTGATAATATTAATCCAATTTATATAGGCATTAATAGAACTAAACCTGGTAGATTACCATTTCAATTTAAAGGAAATAATACACTTTATGGATGTAAACTTCCTGTAGAAGGTAGAGTATTTTCTGATAGAAATACTAGATCAACTTCTTTGGTTGATTTGATGAAAGCTTATCAAGTTGGATACAATATGGTTAATAACCAAATTGCAGACATTCTAATAGATGAATTAGGAACAGTAATAATGTTTGATCAAAATGCTTTACCACGTCACTCAATGGGAGAAGACTGGGGTAAAAATAATTATGCTAAAGCATGGGTAGCAATGAAAGATTTTCAAATGTTACCTTTAGATACTTCAATTACTAATACTGAGAATGCTACTAACTTTAATCATTATCAAACTCTTAATATGGAGCAGACTAATAGATTAATGTCTAGAATTCAACTTGCTAATTATTTTAAACAACAATGTTTTGATGCTATAGGAATTAATCCACAACGTTTAGGTGGTGCTGTATCAGCTCAAACAGCTACAGGTGTAGTTCAAGCTATGCAACAGTCTTATGCACAAACAGAAATGTACTTTGTTCAGCATTCAGATCATTTAATGCCAAGAGTACATCAGATGAGAACTGACTTAGCTCAATTTTATTACAGTAATAATCCAAGTATAAGACTGCAATACATATCCACAGAAGCTGAGAAGGTTAATTTTACTATTAATGGTACTGATCTATTACTTAGAGATTTTAATGTATTTGCAACTACTAAAACTAATCATAGAGCTATATTAGAAAATCTTAAACAAATGGCTCTTACAAATAATACTACTGGTGCAAGTATTTATGAACTAGGTAATATTGTTAAAGCTGACTCTATTGCAGAAGTATCAGATATCCTTAAAGATTCTGAAACAAGAATTCAAGCACAAAGACAGCAAGAAATGCAACAACAACGTCAGATGCAAGAGCAACAACTACAAGCTAAGGCACAAGAAGAGCAACAAAAACTTCAAGTAGAAATGGCAGAAAAAGAGAAGGACAGAAAGAATGATGTATTATTAGCAGAAATAAGATCTGCTGGATATGGATCTATGGTTGATTTAAATCAAAATCAGCAGTCTGATTATCAAGATGTTATGAAGGGTATTAGAGAGTCTACTCAGTATAGAGAACAAATGGACATGAAGCGTGAGCAAAATACTACCAAAGCTACTATGGAGACTAATAGACTACAAGTAGAAAGAGAAAAAATTAATGCTCAAAAAGAAATAGCTGACACTAAACTTCAAATTGCCAAAGAGAACAAGAATAAGTATGATTCTCAAAAACCTAAAGATAAAAAATAGGCGTTAGCTATATACTGCTAAAAAAGTTTAAAATTTTACAAATATTATAAGTTTATATTGATAAACATTTGTTATATTATTAATGTAAGAAGTTTAATATTAAAAACCAACAAATATTATGAGTGAAACACAAACCCCAACGGTTAAAAGTAACGTTGAAAAAGTAGACGTTAACTTAGATGAAATATTCAATGCTGCTCCAAGTGGTGCTGATATGATTCAAGATGATAATGCTAAGCCTAAAAATATTTTTTCAGGCATAAATAAAAAGGCAGATATGTCTTTTGCTGACCCAGATGTAGATGATAAAGATGATCTAAATGCTAAGGTAGAAGAAAAGACAGAGGTAACAGATACTCCTGAAGATAAAACAGAAGTAGAAGTAGAAGAAACCAAAAAAGAAGAAGTAAACATTGATGAAGTTATTGATTCATTAGATGAAGTAACTGAAGAAGATGAAAAGAAAGAAACAAGAGGTAGAAAGAAAATATCTGGTATAAGTGATGTATTTGAAAAACTTATTAAAGATGATAAGATTGTACCTTTTGATGATGATAAAAGTTTAGAAGAATATAGTGCAAAAGATTGGGAAGAGTTAATACAAGCTAACCTAGATGAAAAAGCTAGACAAGTTAGAAGTGAAACTCCAAAACAATTTTTTCAGAGTTTACCACAAGAATTACAAATAGCTGCAAAGTATGTAGCTGATGGTGGTAAAGACTTGAAAGGTTTGTTTACTACATTAGGTCAAGTTGAGCAAACAAAAGATCTAAATATTAAACTAGAGACTGATCAAGAAAAAATTATAAGTGAATATCTTCAAGCTACTGGATATGGTAATGCAGAAGAGATTCAAGAAGAAATAGAAATATGGAAAGATTTAGGTAAGCTAGAACAACAAGCTTCAAAGTTTAAACCTAAATTAGATAAGATGAAAGAAAAAGTTGTTGCTCAAAAACTTAGAGAACAAGAGTTAAAAAAGAAACAACAAGAACAAGCATCTAAAACATATATGAAAAGTGTATATGATACTCTTAAAGAAGGTAAGTTAGGAGATATCAAAGTAGATAAAAAGACCCAAGCAATGTTATACAATGGATTAGTGTCACCATCATATCCATCAGTTAGTGGTAAAAACACAAACTTGCTAGGACATTTATTAGAAAAATATCAATTTGTTGAACCTAATTATTCATTGATATCAGAAGCTTTATGGCTCTTACAAGATCCAGAAGGTTACAAAGCAAAGATAATGGATAAGGGTGCTCAAAAAAATGTAGAAAAAACGGTAAGAAAATTAAAGACTGAACAAGCTAATACAGGAGGTAATTCTCTAGGAGTACAAAAAGCTAATGATTCAAGTAAAAAATCTACCAAAAGAAAACTACCAAGAGCAAACAACATATTTAAACGCATTTAATTACGAAAATTAAATATAATCAATTATTAACTAAATTTAAAAACAAGAACAATTATGGCAACTCCAGTATTAAATAATGGGATTTTCCTAAGAGATACAAGCTACAAAGCTAGTTCACATGTTGATTCTTATCACCTTACCCAAATGCTTGGTAATCCTGAGCCAATGGATATGGGACCTATTGATTTATGGGCAATGACACAAAAAGTGGAAATGCCTTTATATCAGATGGCTTCATTTGGTGGAAAGAATACAATCATGGTGGATAATGCACGTGGTGAGTACAAATGGCAAACTCCTATTGCACAAGATTTACCTTACATTGTAGTAGACTTAGATTCTGCTAATGCAAGTAAGGGTGTGGATGGAACTACGTTTCAGATAAAAATCAACAAGAGGACTTTTGGACATGGTGACATTATTACTTATGATAAGTATAATGGTCTTGAATTATACATTACAGCAGCTGATATTATTCCTGCAGGTGATGGATTCATTTACACTGTTCAATTAGTTAACAATAATAACACAGCTTTCTTAGATAACAAATATTTAGCAAAAGGAACTAAGTACTTTAGAAAAGGTTCTGCTAGAGGTGAGTATGGAGAAAGATTCTCTGATATTGAGACAGGTTCTGGTTTCCGTGAATTCTACAATTATGTAGGAGGAGCTGAAGCTCACGTACACTATTCAATTTCTTCAAGAGCAGACTTAATGATCAAAGGTGGATTAAACGCTGATGGTACAGTACCTGTAACTGAAATATGGAGAAATTTTGATAATGATCCAAACAATCCATCAGTACCAAGTATTGAAGGGTTAGTAGCAACTATGGGTAAAGCAGGTGCTAGAGAAGCATTTGAGAATGGAACTCTAACAAGAACTTTCATTACAAATATGGAAGCAGCTCACTTATCTAAAATTGCAACGGATATTGAAACTTACCTAATGTGGGGTAAAGGTGGTAGAATTAAACAAGATGGACCGGATGATATTAGATTATCTGTTGGTTTATGGTCACAGTTAGATAACTCATTTAAGAGAGTTTATAACAAGTCATCATTTACACTTGACATGTTTAAATCTGAACTTTACAACTTCTATCAAGGTAAAGTAGAATTTAAAGGGCCAGACCCACAAAGATCACTTGTTGTACAAACAGGTATTGGTGGTATGCAACTTATCAACAAAGCAATTGCTGATGAAGTGTATGGTTCAGGTCTAGTACAAAACGCTTCTGAGATTGGAGCAGTATCTGGTTCAGGAATGGACTTAGATTATGGTTTTGCTTACACAAGCTTTACTATTCCTTTCTTAGCTAATGTAAAATTTGTATTAAATCCAGCATTTGATAATCTAAATACTAATGATATTGAGAATCCATTAATTGATGGAAGACCATTAAGTTCATTTAGTTTTATCATCTTTGACGTAACTGATGAAGGAAATGATAACATTCACTTGTTAAAACTTTCTTGGGATAATCAACTTAAGTGGTTCTACCAAAATGGTACTATGGACTACATGGGAAGAACTCAAGGATTTGCTTCTACAGGACAGTTCAATGGGTATAGAGTATATATGACTCAAACCATGCCAGCTATATGGGTTAAGGATCCAACTAAAGTTCTTAAAATTGTAATGAGAAACCCTGTAACAGGAGGATCATTCTAGAACTATAATTAAAGGGGAGGTGGGTAATACCTCCTCCCTTTTTATTTTTAACCTTTAAAATATATAATCATGGGAGTAGATGTTAAGTTAGCAAATAAGACAACAGAATTTACTAATTTGAGTGTTTCTAAAATAATTGCATCAAAAGCAGTTGGTAAAGATATTTTATTAAGAGACCATGCAAATAATGCTGCAGCAGTTGCTGCCGGATTAGCTGTGGGGGACTTATATCACTCATCAGGAGATTTAAAAATAGTTGTAAGCTAGAAGTCAAATAACTATAGCAAGGGTAATACCTTGCTTTAGAAATATTAGTAATAATAAAAATGTACATAATTATGTACTTTTGACGTGAATAACAATTATTAATTTTTAAAAAAAACCAAAAAATGGAAGATTACACTATTGTTGAAAAATATCAACAAACAAAAAAGAATAGCACAGTAGCTATACGCCCTTATTTTAATCCTACTAAAGAAAACATGGGATTAGAACAATATGGTTTAGCTTTACATGATGGAGTGTTTCATCAAGAAAGCTTGGCTTGTTTAGAAATGAATGGGGTTAAAAGATATGTAACAGGGTTGAATGAATTTGCACCTGAAGTTAAAATGTTAAAACCAGCTCAAAGGAAAGCAAAGGTAGCTGAGATAAGAAAAGTTGTTTCTGAGCTAGAAGCAGAATTAGCTGCTAATGTAGTTGATCCAGAAGATAAAGAATTTTGGAATAAGTTGACAGTTATGAAACCTGATAACTCTAAGTTTTGGGATAAAATTCAACTTAGATGTGGAAATGATCCAGTGTTTTTAGATCCGGAAACTGATCCATATGACAAAATAAAATTATATGCAATATTAGCAGGAGGATTTTCTATAGTAGCTAAATCTCTGAAAGAGGCAAAAGCAGCTACTCCAAGTCCTAAGTTTTATTTAGATACTGTTGAAGAAACTATGAGTACTAGAACAGAGCTATCTAAACTTAGAAATAGATCATTAGTAAACTTGCAAAATTTATTTGATAGTAATACTACTAAATTAAGATATGTTGCAAAAATAGTGGATGTTGATAGTGTACAATATGTGAAGAGTATACCAAATGATATATTATATGAAAATATGGATATGTACATTAATGGTGAAGGAGCAGAAAGTAATAAAAAACGTGCTGCTAGTCAGTTCTTAGAAGTATCTCAAATGGATATGGAAGAACTAAAATTACGTGCATTAATTAAAGATGCATTGTATTACAGATTTTTAACAACTAAAGCTAGCGGTTGGATAGAACCATTAGATAGTGGTGTTAGATTAGGTAAAAGACCAGCAGAGTGTTTAGAATTTTTAAAGAGTCCAGATAATGAAGAACTACTTTTATCATTATTAGCAAAAGTAGAACCTTATTGGAATGCATAATAAATAATAAATAATGGAGAATAGCACCCTTTTAATTAAACTCAAAGAAAGACTAAATAAATTAGATAGTCAAGACTATGATAATATTCAATGTTGGCAATTTACTGAAGCATTTAATAAAGCACAGATAGAGTGGTGTAGAAGAAATCTACACGGTGGCAACATGTATAAAGAGGGTGATGAGTTATCTAAAAAAAGAATAGATGATTTACAACCATTATTAAGAGAGTTATCTTTAACTGGAACAGTAACAGATACATATTTTGAATCTAATAATTTTCCAACAGATACATACTTAGAATTTAAAAGAGTTTCAACAGATGCAACAGATGAATGTTGTACAACCCCAAGATCAATGACAGTTTATTTAGCAGAAGAAGCTAATGTTCCGTTATTATTAAGAGATCCATTAAAGAATCCTGATTTTGAATGGGGTGAAACTTTTTGTACTATGTTAGGTAATACAATTAGAATATATAGAAATTCTAATTTTAATATTGTAAATCCTGTATTGACTTACTATGAAAAACCAGTATTAATACAAGTAGAAGGATGTGTGAATCCATATACAGGAGATGTAAGTACAGTAAATGTAAACTGTGAATTTAAAGATGACTTGGTAGAAGTTATGTTAGATGATGCTGCAGCAATAATTGCTGGTGATATAGAAAACATATATCAACAACAAAGAGGGCAGTCAGCAGCAGAAAGAAATAATTAATATATCAATTAATTTTTGTATATTATTATAGTAACACTGATGTTACGAGCAGAGTAAACTGTTTAAATCATTTATTTATAACCAGTGGGGGTAATGGTCTCCACACAAAATTTGAAATTATGGCTTATTTTAATCATGCGTTTAATAAAACGTTTGTAGCAACGTCAGTAGACGCTGCTGGTGGCACAGCTACCTCTGCTTTAACGGCAGGACAGATTGGGTTGGTAAGTGATAGTAACTGGGAAACAGTAGCTCTTCCAGCAGGAGTTATTGGAACTGGGAATCTAGCGTACATTGTACAAGGTTCATACTACACTAAAGACACAATTGGTAACAACCCAGGACATGGGGGTTACAAAGAATCAGTAAAATCAAAAGGTATTAACCCAAGATTTATTACTGGATTATGGAAACAAGACACAACTACTGCATCTAATGCTACAGCAAGCTTATCATTAGCTTCTGATTGTGCTCCTTGTGGAAAAACACAATTTATGAGAATTGATGTTAAAGGTTCACCTGCATTAAGATTTTTAAATCATAATGCATATGCAATTGCTGACTCATCAAATGTATGTTGTGTAGATGGACAAGAATTTATTGACCCTGCTTTAATCTTAGCTAGAATGGCTGAGCAAGCTATAGGGAATGGTTTAGCTAAAGATGATGTAAATTATCAAGCTGGTAACCCATTAATTACTCCATTTGTTGCTGAAGGTGATGTTGATGGTCTTGTAAAAGGGGCTGGTTTAACATTAACTGCAGGTACAGGATATGCTGTAGCGGCAACTCAATTACCATCAACTGCTGTTGATGCTAATGGTTCTGCTATTACAGCTTCAAGCCGTCCAGGTTTTGAGAATGCTGTATTTGTAATTACTGCTATTACAGGTGGTGGTGGTACTGGACCTATTGCTGCAAACGGATATACTGTTGCACAAGCTGGTGCTGGATACCAAGTTGGTGATGTTATCACTATTAATAGAGGTGCTGGATCTAACGGTAAATTAACTGTTGCTGCAGGTGGTGCTGGTTTATCTGTTGGTGGTGTTGTTGTAACTTCAACAACTGCTGCTGGTGTAGCAACTACTAGTGTATATACAGTAGCTCAAGCTGCTGGTGTTGCTGCTGCAGGTAATTATACTGCATCATTAACTCCTAATGCTGCTGCAGGACCTAAAGTTTCTGCTAAATTAACAGTAAAAGGAGCTTATGTAGATACAGTATTTGGTAACTGTTCATTTGATACTAGAGATCATTATAATGCTGAGCCAGTAGAAATTATCTTATCTGAATTAGATGAGACTGGTAATCCATGTAATGATTGTGGTGTTGCTTCAAGAACAGCTGGATCAATGGAACAAACTCAAGGTGAAAGAGTAGTTAGAGATTTAATCATGTCTGAAAGATACCGTCAAAGTCCTTATAACCAAGGAAATGCTGACAGTGCTAGAATCAGAGAGATTGAAATGTCTGATGAAATTCTTGCTGCTGTAGATAGATCAAAAACATATGTTGCTTATTATGTAAGACACTCAGTGCCTAGATATAATAATCCATCAGGTGTATTTGATAATGATCAATATGTATATAAAATTTATATTGATCCTTCTATTGCTGGTTTAGAAGCTGCAATGGGTAATTTAATGACTGGTTTAGTAAACTGGGCTGCAACTGCTAGTAATGCATTAGTAGTAGATACTTACACATTGTAAAAAGTTAAATCTTTTTAATTTAATTAGAGCAGGGGTTCAAACTCCTGCTCTTTTTATTTTATATATTCTTGTTTTTTTTGTATATTATCTATATAGTGTAATAAAGTAATAGAAAATGGCAAACAAACATATATTAAGCTTGGAGATTCCTACTGTATCTAATTGTGACTTATTATGTATAAAAGATACTAGTCAATACTCCAAAGAATTAGCAGTAGATTGTGAAGAATTATTAATTACTTTACCGGGCTACACAGTTCCAGTGCTGATTAAAGTTGACAAAGATTTTGATATGTGTTTGACAGCATGCACATTAGCTTTACAAAAAACTGAATGTGGAACAGTTCAACAAAACATTCCTGATGGTATATATATTATAAAATATAGTGTATCACCAAACTCTAAAGTATATGTAGAATATAATCACTTAAGAGTAACTAGACTTATGACAGAGTATTATAATGTACTTTGTGGTCTAGATGTACAAGCATGTCAACCTAATTCAGATAAAGAAGAATTGTTATCTGAACTTTATTACATTAGAACAATGATAGATGCTGCTGTTTCAAATGTAGAATATTGTCAATCTTCTGCACAAGGAATGCAACTATATAATTACGCTAAACAAAGATTAAATAAAATTTTATGTCCATCAGGTAACTGTGGATCAAGTAGTAAATATTTAATGTAATATAAAACCAGACAAATGGCAAATTGTACACAATGTAATAAACAATTTACGTGTGGCTGTCAAAAAGCTTATCATAATGGAGTTTTAGTATGTAGAGATTGTAAGACTAATCTTGAAAGAACTTCTAAAAATGTAGATACATCAAGAGATCTTGCATTGGAATTAGCTAGACAGCAAATACGTGATTTAAGAGATAAATAATATGGCAACATCAACAATAGTTAAGTCAAGTAATTCTGCACAAGAAAAAGAGTTATCTCTTTTAAAAAGAATTCAGACTGAACAAAATTTTGCAAATCAAGCTTATGCTAATTTTAAAAATGTAAAGTTTGGTATAGAAAGTTGTTGTTATAAAGATTTTAGAACCGCATCTAATAATAAGTGGTTATGT